AGCATTACCAACAGTTCCTTTTTTAAGAATATTTTTACTGCCTTGGTTTATAATGTAATCACATTGTTTTGAAGACAAGCCTTTTTTAAAATACCAAAATATATTTTTCAACACCATTAATTAATTATTTCTTTTAATTTTTTTAACTTGTAAACGTACTGTTTGTGTCGTCCCAGTAGTATATTGTTTCCTCTGTTAAGTCAAGATTATTTGTTGCTTCAAGTCTTTGTGTATCAGGATTCCAAGTTGCTGGATACAAATTTTTACCTTCAATTGCTGAATATGAATTTTTTGTGGGTCTATTAGTAATAGGGCATTCCCAAATCCAAGTTGTAGTATTTAAAATCCAATTATCATAAGGTTTATTCATAATAAATTTATCATTAACTGGATCATAATAAAACTCAAGTATGCCTGGAAAATTACCTCTAAAAGATTTATCCTCAAAACATTGTTTCCAAGTTCCTGTTGATACATTATTATTACACCAATTTTCACCATCAATGTGCATAGGGTTATCACTTAAAGGGCCCTCAGCTGTAGGTATATCACCACCTACAATAACCATGTCTATAACAACATTTGATTCATTTAATTTTGCAAAGTAACATTTAGTCATATTAGCCTATTGAAAGTGTCCCTGTCACTGTAAAAGTTGCAACAGTGCTTCCATCTGGGTGAGTACCTGTTGTGTTTGTCCCTGGTGCTACCGTTAAAGTTTCACCACCGGGCGCTTTAATAATTACTAATCCATCACTTCCATTACCGCCGCCGGCATTATTAGGGTGATCTCCACCAGCTCCTCCGCCACCACTCCCATTTCCAGTAGCATTAGCTCCGTTTTCATATCTGTCGCCTCCTGGGCCACCGCCACCAGATCCTCCTGTTCCACCGGGTCCAGTAGTGTAGCCTCCGCCACCTCCGCCACCTGCATAGGTTGCAGAACTTCCAGGTGATTGAAAAGTAGAAGCTCTTCCATTTCCACCAGGACCTGTTTCACCATTACTTCCAGCGGCTCCGGCTCCTCCGCCGCCTCCGGTACCCGTTCCGCCATTATTACCTTCTGATGGACTAAATGCTCCTGCGTTTCCAATACCACCAGATCCGGCACCAGATCCTCCTGGACCACTAGGGGCTTTCCCACCACCACTTGATGTTATAAAAAAACCATCTCCTGGAGATCCAAAACTAGATGCAGCTCCAGCTGTACTGTTACCTCCGGGACCTCCTTCAGGAGCTCCGGATCCTTTTGCTCCAACAGTAACTGTAATTGTTTCCCCTAAAGGGACTTCTAGTTGAGAAGAATCATCAGAAGTTCTAAAACCACCTGCTCCTCCACCTGCTCCAATTCCACCCATACCGCCTCCGCCGCCAGCGATTACTAAATAATCTATAACAGCAGGTCCAGATGATCCTCTACCTTGACCAAAACCTTTTCCTGATCCGGCTCCAAATGTTCCTAATAAAGGCATTGTATCTCCTATGCAAATTGTGTTTGTGATGCTAAAATAGTAAATGTTGCATCAGCAGTTTTAATTGCTGTATATGTGTAAATATCTAAAGAATTAGTATTACCATCTGTAGGTGCAGATCCCCCTTGCCATTTAGGAGTAACACTACTACCATCTATCTGAACTGCTGAATTATAATAAGCTGTACCACCTTGTGCCACTATATGTGCTATAGTTAAAGATTCCCCTATATCCATAATTGAATTAAGAGTGTTTGACGCATCTCCTCTAATATTTAAAGTCCAGTTCGCTGATGCATCTGATGTGTAATTTAAAACCGATTGTGTCACAACATCATAGTTTATAGTTCCTGTTGCAGCTGTAGCTGATGTCGTAACTTTTTCAGCTGTTTGTTGAATTGCTGCAGCACCTAAAATTACTCTACCTATTCCATTTGGTGATATGCTTATATCAGCATTACTTGAAGAAACTATACTATTACTATTTACATCTAAATTACCACCTAATTGTGGAGTTGTGTCGTTTGAAACGTCTGTAACTCCTGATGCTAATTTTGCTGACTCAATTGTACCGTCTGCTAGTTTAGCATTTGTTAATGTACCATCTGCTACATCAGCAGCACTTATAACACCATCAGCGACTTTATCGCTTGTGATAGCGTCATCAGCGATTGAATTTGATTTGATTTTACTAATTGCCATAGTTGTTCTCTCTCTTATTATTTATACTATTTATTCATCTGTATCCGTTGAAGGATTGTAATTTTTTGCATCATTAAACGTTGTTATTGTTGTTGTAAACCCAAAATCGTCATCTGCGTCAGCAGACGTAGGATTAGGAACTACAATAATTCTTTCTTCTCTAGTTGACTCTGGTGTATCCGTATATAAATCAGATTGTACTTCTTTGATAACTTTTTGTGTATTCGCTGGTCCAAATAGATAAGTTTTTGCAGTAAAATTCAAAGTATAGATAACAGCTCTACGACTTGTATAGTCACCACTATAACTATCTTCATAATTTACATCATTTAATATAATAGGTACATCTCTTTTTATATCTAATTCTGGTACTGCAACAACTGTAATTGTGTAATCAGGCTGAAAGAATGGTAATATTTGTTCTACTATTTGTAGTCCACTTTCAGCAGTTGCTGTAAATATGTTTAAAGTATAAGATATGTTATAAGGAACAGGAGTATAATTATAATTCAGTACTTTACCTTCTTTATCCGTTTTGACGGTCTTATACTTTTGTATTCTTGTTAACTTACGACTACCATCATAAGAAATACCAGATATTTCAAAACTCATTCTAGGAAGTGTAACAGCAAATTCTCTTTGGTCTAAATCTGGTTGTTGATCTAATCTTGTTAAAAACTTTTCTTTTGGTGCATATGCCAACGGCACAGAAATAGATTGTATTGTACTACCAGATGAATCTTTTCTTTTAATCTGTATCTTATTAAATAGTTGACCAAAGGCCACTGTCATTCGGCGCATCGACTCATTATAGAAATATTGTCCAAACATTAGAAGCTACCTCCATCAGGATCACCAAATGGGTTACGTTCTGTGAAATCTAATATATCATCTGCCACACTCGCTGTATCAAAACCAGCTTCACTGTCTAAATCTAAATTATCAGCATATGGTGACTGTGTTTGTATTGCATAATCTTCATTGATAAAGAAGTTAGATTCTCCATCAGCACTATCATTTTCCAATAATAGTGAACCAGTCGCTTCTGTGTTTTCTGATATTGTAACTGTTGGAGATAATCCAAGGTAACTTGAACCATCTACAGTAATATTGATACTTGTTACTACTCCAGCTGTTAATACTGCTGTCGCTGACGCTGTAACTGCGTTACCAGGACTTGAAACTGTCGCACTTACAATTGAAGCGATGTCTGTGATTGTTGGTGTTGTTATAGAAGTCAATTGACCATTTGTCAATCCTGGAGAAGCATCTGTATTTGTTTTAGTAGTTGAATCTGTTGCAACATAAACAATTGTAATAGTTGGTGCTGAACCATAACCACGACCAGTGTTTGTAATTGTTAATGGATTTAATGTATTACCAGATAAACTTGCTGTTATTGTTGCATTAACTGAAGCAATAGTTGGCGCTGATATAGTTAACGTTGGAGCTGTTACGTATCCTTCTCCACCAGAAACAACCGGTATAGAAGTTACCACATCGCCTGTAACAACCGGACTTCCTAGTATCGCACTAAATGTACCACTTTCTAATTTTGATTGATATAAACCTTGATCTAGTGAGTATTGTGTTTCGGCGCTATCAATAGCCTCAACACCAGTATCCAATCTTTCGCTTGAGTATTCCCAACGAGTACATCTTAATTTGTAAACTGGTAAATTGCCGAGTTGAAAGAATGGCTCTTGATCTTGTACGAATTGTATTTCAAAGAAACTATCCATTAACGGAAAGTAAATAACATCACCCTCATTAGGTCTTCCTTCAACAATCATAGTATGAGCACTATCAACTTGATTTTGCCATCTTCGTTTAGAAATCATAAACGTTGTATCTTCTCTAATTTCTAAGCCGAATTTATTTATGACTTCTTGCTCGCCAGCAAAACCTTCAGTTGTTTCCATATACATTTCAAGTAAATATGAATCATCAAATTTAGACAAAGAGTCTTCACCTAAAATTAAATCTCTATTAACTAATGTTCTTGGAAGATAGTAACAGTCGTGTCCGTAGATTTTTAATCCTTCAATGATTAAATCTTCGTGTAATCTTTTCTCATTGGAATTACCAATTCCGTTACCATTTGAAAAATAATGATTAACAGCCATGACATTATCCTATCATAAGAGGTTGTGACATCTCAAATGATTTTCTAATTTCATCTTCAATTTTTTCTATGTCTGTTAACGCTTCTGAGAAAATTTGTTGGCCATTTAATGTAACACCACCAATCATTGCTACACCATTGAACTTTGATAAATTTGCGCCCCATTGTTTTTTGAATAATGAAGTGACATATCTCTTTAAGTAGATGTCGTTATAAACATCTGTATATGTTTCAGGATCTAATTTACGATAAGCTTCAATGACCAGATACTCGCCAACCACCAAATCATTCTTCCAATCTTGGTCAATGTATAGTCTGTTATCGTGTTGATTAAATCTTAAAGGTTTTTCTCCTACTAGAATATGATCTAAAAAGTCTAAATGTCGTAATACAACATCATAGTTAATTATAGATGTTGAAGAAAAATCATAAAGGTCATTTAATCTTAATTGGTATCTTACGTCAAATAGATTTAGATTACCTTTGTTAGAATATGGAAATAAGTTAATAACAGAGATTACACTTTCAGGAACTACTATAAATCCGTTACCTTCTTGCCAACTAGTGGTAACTGAATTTTTAGTAACTGATTCTGAAGTGTTAGCGTTTATTCTATCGTAATCAGCCTGTGTGTATTGATACTTTAAGTATGTTCTTCTTATACCATCATAGTGATATTGAGAAAAATATTGAAGCGCCTCATCAATTCTATCTTCCAACTGATCATCATCAGCGTTGATTTCAATGACTGGTTTTCCAAGTGCTCTTAAAGCGTATTGTTTTAATTGTTCTCTACTTGATGGTGTTGCCATACTATTCCTCTATTTTTCTACTATTTATAAGAATAGTAGAGTATTAACCAAGTGCAACAGCTTGAGCAATAGCAAAGGCAGCTGAAGCTTTTGTGTCTATTTGTGTTTGAATAGAACTTGTCACTCCATTAAGATAACTTAATTCTGTATTATCAACATCTCCATTACC